GTGCTGGCGTTCCAATCGAAGCTCGAACGGGCGAGGCAGACTAGCACCGGCCCCGGCGGTGGGGTGGGGTGGCAAGACCTCGATTTCCCCGACTTCTGCGAGCAGTATCTGGTCATTCAAGATAAGTACGACCAGTTTGTGCCGTTTATCCTGAACAATGTGCAGCGTCACTTTTATGAGACGGTGATTGCATCCGGCAACACCAAGCACCTGATTCTTAAGGCGCGGCGTTTCGGCTTCACCACCGTCATTCAGGCGTTCAACTTCTGGCAGTCGATGCGTCAAGCCTCGCGTTTCATGTCAATGGCGCATGATGAGACTACCACGCAGTTTCTACGCGAAATGGCCCGCATTTTCTACGATGAGTTGCCGAGGCCGTTGGGTGTCCAGCGCGAATATAACAATTACGGTCAGACGACTTATGATAATGGCAGTCGCACCACCATTAAGACTGCCGGGTCAAAAGTTGGTGGGCGCGGCGGCACGTTCGGCGGTGGTATTCATGCATCTGAAGTCGCCTTTTGGACAGATGCCAGAAGTATCATGTCGGGCGCATTGCAAGCCGTTTCGCCGGATGCCTGGGTGTTTCTGGAAAGCACCCCTAACGGCGCTCAGGGTATGTTCTACGAGGAAGTGCAAAAGGCGCTCGCCGGTAATAGTGATTTCGCGCTGCACTTCCACCCCTGGTTCACATATGACGAATACCGGATACCACTCGACCCCGGCGAAACGCTGACCTACACCGATGAAGAAACGGCGCTGGTCGAAAAGTACAATCTGACCCCGGCGCAAATCAAGTGGCGACGGCGCAAGATGCGTGAGCCGGAAATGGACGTGCTATTCACGCAGGAATACCCCGAAGATGTTGAGACCTGTTTCCTGACTTCCGGTAACAGCGCCTTCCCGAATGTGCATCTGGTGATGGGTGGGCCGTATCAGGATAAGCCGAAGCCAAACCGGGTGTATGTCGCCGGACTGGATTGGGGGCAGGATGAAAACTACACGTCGCTGTGCATCTTCGACCCGGACACTTTTGAGGAAGTCTACCTGGATCGCTGGCGGCACATGCTGTACGAAAGCATCCGGGCGGAAGTGATTAAGGCTTGCCAGTTCTGGCAGGTGGGCTTCATTGTGCCGGAAAAGAATTCAATGTCGGATAATGTTGAATCCCTGATCCGAGAACTTAGTACCGCAAGCCTGAAGACGACTGTGGAACCATTTACGATGACCCTACCTGAAAAGCACAACCTTGTGACCAGCTTCAAGGAAGCCTATCAGCAGTTGGGGATGCGGTTACTGGATGTCAGCTACGCGAAACATGAGATGAATATCTTCGTCAAGAAACAAACAGCGACCAATCTGTGGACGTATGGCGCGGAAGGTAAAGGCGGTAGTGATGATGAAGCGCAGGACGATACGGTGATTGCCCGGTTATTAGCCCGCTATGCGATGCTGCGCTACCAATTGACAGGCGTGACCAAAACATCAGCACCCGGCCTGTACCGGACACCCTCACGACCCAAGCGACGGGGGCCACTAAGCTGATGACGAAAGCAAAGCAAGCACCGGCAAGCGTTGCTGAAGCGGTGGTGGAAGTGGATACCGTGATCGCCAATGGCACGAATGGTCGCCACAAAGAAGGCGCGGTGGTCTCCGAGATCGTGGGTCGCACCACGTCACCCTACACGCGCCATATCCCGTATCGCACCACTGTAGACCGCACCCAGGTCGATTACGCCTGGTGGTCGCGCTTCCGCCGGGGCAAAGAACCCGGTACGGAACTCGGCGGCGCATTCGCCCGTCCCATCCTCAATATCCTGGCGAGCTGGGTGTTGGGCAGTGGCGTAGATGTTGATACCACCAACGAGGTCGCCAACGAACGCCTGTCACAGTTTGTCATGGATGAACTGGACACGCTGCTGACGTGGTACACCGATGGGCTGGCGTTGGGCGATAGCTACCTGATCGTCAACGCCGATGGCAGCCTGAGCATGGCCCCGCCGGATACGGTGGAAGTGGTGACTGACCCGTTCGATTACAGCACGGTGCTGGCCTACAGGATCACGACCAAGCTGGAAACGGTGACGATTGTAGATGAATATCGCACCGATGGCCGCACGGTGATTATTAAGATGGGGGATGCCTTACGCGCATCCCGGCCTGACCAGATATTTGAATTCGCCAACCCTACCGGCCTCATGCCCGTCGTGCCATATCACAATGAACGCGAGGCCAATGAGACGCACGGCCACCCGGTGTATGAAGGTCTGTTGCATTTGTTCATCCGTTACGACGACCTGCTGAACAAATCGCTGGATGGCGTTGAGGTTATGGGCAGGCCGATTCCGGTGTCCACCAGCGACAACCCAGAGAATGATCGCCGCGTCAATGCCACCCGCACTGACAACTACACCGACAAAGAAGGCAACCCGCAAACCGAAACGGTGGTAGACTTTGCCGAACTGACCATGCTCTGGCTGAAGTCCCCGGCCACGTTTGAATTCGCCGCGCCGGGGCCATTCGCTGCTGATAGCAAGGCCATGCTCAAGACGCTGTTCTACTTGATGCTGGAACATACCGGCATCCCTGAAGGCGTGTGGGGCGGGGCGATTGCCAGCAGCATGGCCTCATTCGAAGCGCAGCTACCGGCGTTTGTGCGCCTGATTGACCGCTGGCGCAAGGCGCTGGCTGGGCCACTGCGTGATCTGTTCCAAGTGTGGTATGCGAGTGTCGCATTGTTTGAGTTCCTGCCGGTGGTCGAGGATATGACACTGACATGGCCGGAAGTCACACCAAGCGACGATGAAATCCTGGTCAAGAAGGTCGCGCAAGCCTCACTGGATAACCTGCTGACCCGCGAGACCGAACTGCGGGTGCTTGATCTGGGTATCGAAGACCCGGCAGCGGAAGTTGAGGCAGCAGCGGAAGAAGCCGACGATGAACAGGAAAAGCAGCTAGAGATGACGCTGCAACGGTTGGAAGCGCAACCGGACACGGGTGACGATGAACCTGTGCCGAATGCGGCCTAATGCCCATCCAGGCCCCCCGCGCTTTAGCCGCTGCTCAACGGGCGTTCAAGCGTGACTTTCGCGCCCTGCGTACCGCCACCGCCCAGCAAGCTCGCATGGTGCTGTTGTCGGCGGCAACGCTAGATGGCACAATCCCCGCTGACAACCTGACCCCTGTGCAGGAACGCATTGGGCGCATGATCAGCGCTGAGTACGTCGTTGGGCGCAATGCCTTCGCACAGGATGGTGTCACGGCACTATCGCCGTATGCGCGGTTGCTGAACGCCGGGATTGCCAGTGTCACCCGTGCGGTGGTGCATAGCCATCATGTCTGGCTGCAACGCAATGTGCCGGAGGATGTGTACCGTTGGCTGCTGTCGGGGCAGGGCATGGTGAGCGAACAATTCCACCCCAACCCGCTGGCGGATTACGACACGGCGCATACCTTCGTTGATCCCAACGGTTATATCTTGAGTGATCGCATCTGGCAGGTGAATGTGCGAGCCAGGGTGCAGGTGGATCAACTATTGGCAGAAGGTATCCGCCGGGGCGACAGTGCAGTAAATATCGCCAAGCGGTTGGAGCAGTTTATGGTTCCAGGCCGGGCGAAGATACGAACCCGCACCCCGTATGGAAACGATGGCAGCTACGATGCGCGCCGTCTGGCCCGTACCGAGATTACCGCCGCGCATGGGCGGGCGATGATCGTCAGCGCCAAAGCCAACCCATATGTGGAGACGATTGATTGGGTGTTGTCGCCGTCGCATCCTGAGATTGACATCTGCGATGATCTGGCGGCGGGTAGTCCGTATGCGTTGGATAGTGTGCCAAGCTATCCGGCACATCCGCATGATCTTTGTCATTTACGAAGCAACACCCGGCCTACGGCGGAAGTCACTGAGGAACTACGGGCGATGATCGCGGCCAACGAACCGCCGCCGTACACCACGCCCGCCAACGAGCGTAGCTTCTTATTCCTGCTGCTGGGGGCGCTGGCACTGCTGGATGTTGATCTAACGCGGAATTAACTTTCTACCAGCCAATCCGAAAGCGTCCAACCGGGCGCTTTTTTATTTGGAGAGTTTACCATGAGTGAACTGCTGTACAGCTTAGTCACCGAGTTTAAGGGTGACTACCCGGATGTCCCACTTGCGCCGGGGGTGGATGTTGAGGGCATCAAACAGGACGACCCGAACCCCTTCTTTGTGACCTTGCCCCTGCTGAGAGTAGGTGGCAAGTCTGATAACGGGTTCACATGGCAGGCACAGGATGTTGATCGTGTCATGAGCGAGATCAACACCAAGCGTGTTGAGGGGGGTGTGGGGCATATCCCCAAAGAGAAACGATCAACGCAATATGATCTGCCAAAGTTGCGCTGGGTGGGAGCCACCCTCAACGACGAAACGCTTTGGGGCAAGGCGTACATTCCAACCTATGCCGAGGATGTCCGCACGTATTTCAAGAACGCTATTCGTTCTGGGGCGCGTGTTGGGACATCGGTGTACGGGGTACGTGGCAAACAGGGATTGTCTGACATGGTGCTGGAAAGCATTGACCTCGGACATCCCGACAGGCTGGGCTACAAAGGCGCGGGGGCCGTGCCACTCATCACATCCGAAATAGCAAACGAGGACACAGACGTGAGCGAGAACACGAACGACGCGCTGGTGGCTGAACTGCGGACAGACCGGGACGCACAACGCGAATTGGTCAGTGAGTTGCAGGACACCATCAAGGCGCATGAAAGCACCATCGCTGAACTCGAAACGTCCCAAACCACGTTGCAGGCGCTGGTTAGTGAATTGTCGCTGGATACGGACAATCCGCTGGCTGATGCAAAGGTGCTGGTCGCTGAACTGGCGGCCACCCGCGCCCGCAATCTGGTTACAGACGTGAAAGCGGTGATCGCTGAAATGGTGGAACTCAAAGAATTACAGCCATTCATCAGTGAATATCTGATCGAAGAAACCGACGACGGCGCAGAACGGGCGCTGGTCGGGTCTGTCGATGAAGCCAAAGCACGGGTCACGGGGTTGCTTGCCAAAGACAACTTCAAGAGCCTTGCCAAGTCCCTGGTTCGTGAGCAGCGCGGGTTCAATGCCATTGTGCATGAAGCGGTGGGCGACAAGGGCGACCTTGACTTCTCCGAGCAGGCTGTCCGCACTGCCATGTCGAAATTCGGCGTTGGGAGCAGTAACTAATGGCCGTTACCGCAGCAAATGTTCGCGCTCTTGAGGGCGCAATCAAGCGACACTATGACGCGGGTGGCACGGTGGCAATGGGGCAGTCGGTGTATAACGCCGCTGATGGCGATGTCGAACTGACCGATGCCAATGTCGCCGCCACCAGTGAGGCTATCGGTATCATCGTGGCTGTCGCCGATGCGGGTGAAACCACCGCCGCAGATGGCGATGCCGTGACCGTGTGTGTATACGGGCCTGTGGGGGGCTTTTCAAGCCTGACCCCTGGGGCGAAACAATATGTCGGGGAGACAGCGGGCGCAATTGTGGAAACCGCCCCCACCGGCAGTGCAACCTGGACAAAGCCAATCGGTTATGCTGAGTCGGCGAGCGTTCTGTTCGTCAACCCCAACATTGAAGATGCCAGTAGCAATAGCTAAAGGAGCGTGAGACATGGCTGAAGTATTAGGGCCAATGCAAGTTGTCCAAATGGCGCTCCCGACGGGCGTTGATGGACAGAAATATGCTGAGTGGCAACTGCGCAACGGAACCTCCATGCAACAGTTTATCACCCAGTTGGGTACAGCGGTGGGCGGCCTGAATATGCAATTGATGGCCTCCTGGGGCGGTGTGTTTTCGCTGGTCGAGTCGAATGTCCTTGAATACGAGGATGGCGGCGCGGTCACTGAGATGCCGGAAATCACCGACATTGACCGGGTGGATATGGTACACGGCCAGACCATCGGCCACATGATTGACTTGCGCGTCTACGGGCGGGCGGTGGGCGGCTCACGCCGTTATTTCCGTGACAGCCGGGAAGCGCAGATCATCAGCACCATTCAGACCTTGCTGCGTCAGGCGGAATGGCGGTTCGAGCGCAAGCTGTTGACCCGTGCCCTGACCAACACCGAGAACGCGATTGGCAGCGCCGGTTTCGACGTGCCGTTCGTGCGTGGTACGGGTGGTAATGTGGACTATACCCCGCCTGCGTTTGGTGGCGAGGCGTTCGCATCCAGTCACGATCACTTCATCTTCAATAACACCGGCTACATCGAACTGGTGAATGCCATGATTGAAACCCTGCAAGAGCATGGTCACATGGCCCCATTCGATATGCTGGTCAGTCGTGCGGATGTAGGTTCGTATGCGGCGGAAGATGAGTTTGTCAAATTTGTTGCGCCCATCGTGCAAACGATTGATCGCGGCAGCGAGACAGCAGGCCCGCGTTTCTTCACCAGCGGCACACCACAGGTTGCCAATGGCGGCCTGTTCGGTCATATGCAGACCGACTATGGGCTGGTCAACCTGTACAGCAGCGCCCGTATCCCGACGGACTACGCTTTCGCGTACAAGGCCTACGGAACGAACGACATGCGCAACCCGCTGGCGGTGCGTGTGCATCCCGATGAAGGCTTCGGCCTGCGCATCATCCCGTCTCTGGCAGACGAACAGGGCTACCCTGTGGGTCGCATCAACCTTGAGATGGAATTCGGTGTCAGCGTAGGGCAGGATCGCACCAACGGCGTGGCCGGGAAACAGAATTCGTCCTGGACGAACCCGACCATCAGCTAGACTGAGAGTCACAACGTGGTATAATAAGGGGGTGAAGGTTTGCCCCCTTATTGCGGAGCATTGAATGGTCTCTATCTCACTCTTTGCCACCAACGAATACAACGGCGCGGCGGGTTACGGCTTGATGGAGCACGGGCTGAAATCCGGCCTCGAAGCCAGCGGCGTAACCGTGACCGACGACGGCAGTGGTGACATCGCCATCCTGACTGGCAATCCGTTATGGGCTGAAACGTACAGTCACAAACGACTGTGGGCCTACACGATGGCGGAAAGCACGAAGGTTGCGCCGGAATGGGTCGATTGCCTGAACATGTGCTATGAGCGCGTGTTGGTTCCATGTCCA